CTTCGAACACCCGGACCAGCGCCCAACAAGTGCCGGTGTGATCGTAGTGGGCTTGCGCCGGGATCCCGGACAGGTTGCCGGGGGCGTGCCCGGTCCCCACCGTGAGGCGCCCGACGGGTAGCCGGGTGCCGTCGTCTAGGTGCACGGACGGCGAGGTGTGGAAGTGGCTGTAGTCGGTGCCGTTACGGGGTGCCATCACACACGAGGTTTGGATACTGCGGTGGCATTGCCCCCAGCAGGCGATGTGCCCGTAGATGCGTCCGTCGTCGTCGATGGTGGGCAGCGTGGGCTCGGTCAGGTGCGGGTCGGCGAAATGCCCGGCCGGGTAGACGCGCGGACCGACCGCCGCGGCCGCCGTCAGCGACCGGAACTCCCGATCCGTGTTCAACAGGATCGCGGTGTCCCCGAACGCCGGGGTAGCGACCAGCGTCATCCCCATCAACTCGGCCGCGGTGAACGTCCGATACACTTTCGCGTCCAGCGGCAAATCCCACCAGTCGTCCTCGGACAGCTCCTCCCCGGCCTCGTTGGTCAGCGTCCACGACACCGCCCCCAAATCGATCGACGGACGGGTGACGCCGTGCGCCAGTTGCTCGGCGGCCTCGTCGGCCTCCGGCGTGTTCAACAGGTAGCCGGACGCGTAAACCTTCCCGTCGTCGGCGCGGGCGGATTCGATCACCCCGACCGTGTAGGCGTCGACGTGCCCGCCCTCACCGGTGTGCCGCATCCACATCAGCGGCATCGGCGGGGTGCGGAACGACAACTCGATACCCGCCGCCAGGACCCGGTAGTCGGAGGTGGGGGTCCCGATGAACGCGATCACCCCGTCGGTGAAGGTGCGGTACAGCTCCTCGCCGTGACCGCCGACGGGGGCTTCGTCGAGCTCGACTAGGTTGGTCATGGGAATCTCCTCACTTGCCGACGCCGCCAGCGTGTTCCACGGCGACGGTTCCTCATCGTCGGGCGCCAGCACGATCAGGACGCACCGGCAGTTGTAGGTTTCGCGGGCCGGGCCGCTCGGGTCGCCGGGGTACGCCAGCTGGGCGCCGCCCACCGTGAAGGTACCGTGCAGCGGTGCGGTCTGACCGTCGGCGAGTCGGTGCGTGTCCCGCACCCGCGTGTCGCGGCGACTCAACCAGAGTTTGCGGTCCGCTCCCCCTGCTGTTTCCTCGGTTTTCGCGGCGGTCATCGACGCGTCGTTGAGGATCGACGCCCCGTCGTAACCCAGGTTGCGGGCCAGGTCGTCCAGCATCTCCGAACCGGGGGTCAGCGCGTCGTGCAGCAGCACCCGCAGCTCTGAAGGGCCGGCGCCGGCGGGCGCGGCCGCGATCAAGGTACGGAGCCGGTCAGCCACCATCGCCGGGACCTTCCCCCCGACCTGCCCGTAGGACAGCAGGAACTGGTCCCGCGCCGTGCGGAACCGGCCGCCGACCCGACCGATCACCGTACGTAAACCGTTAGCGGCGGCTTTGGCGGCGCCGTCCCACAGGGCGGCTACCCCCGGCATCACAACGGCGGCCAGCACTATTTCCCACTGCGACTGGGTTTGGGTGACCGCGTCCGGGTCGGGCGGCAACTCGTCTTCAGGCAGGGTGGGTAGCGCTACGGCCCGGGCCTGCGACGCCCACCGCCGTAACGCCCGCACATACAGCTCCTCCAGCGCCGCCTCCGCGTCCAGGCTGAGGTTCAGCGCATCGCTGTACGGCGGCCACATTATGCGTCGACCACCTGGGTGGTGAGTTCGCGGCGCACCGCGCGGCGCACCTGCGTCTTGAGGTCGTCGGCGTCGATGCCGAGCCGGGCCAGCACGTCGGCCTCGAGGGCTGCGTCCCATCCGTCGATCAGCTTCGGGATGTCCGCCTCCGCGACCGGCGGCATGAACCGGTGCGTTTCGTGTATCGGGATGTCGCGGAGCCGGGCGTGGTCGGCGCGGGTGCGGCGCCGTTTCCCGGCCAGCTCCAGCGCCCGCCCCACCATCAAGTCCACGATCGCCATCTGCACCTGATCAGCCCGCGCGCCCGGCGGCGGCGGCGCAATGTTCTCCGTTGCAGGCTCGGACTGCGGGGCGGCCGGCGCCGGAGGTACGGCCTCGATGACGGGCGGTGTCGGCGGGCTGTAGGTGGCGGAGAGTTCCGGGTACGCCTCGCTGATCGGGCCGAGCAGCGGCGCCAGCGTCGGCAGCAACTCGGGGTGCGTGGACACATGATCCTGCGCCCAGGTTTGCCAGCCCTCCAACGTGGTGTAGTCGTAACCGGAGTCCGCATCCAAACCCAAATAGTCGCGGTAGGCCTCCGCGGTGATCGCGCCCGCCGTGAACGCGGCCGCCGCGTTATCAGTCTTGTCCGGGTCGGCGGTCAGCTCACCCGCGTCGTACCACATCACATACTTGGCGGGGTCAATGTTTTCCCGCTCGAACACAACCTTGAGCACCTCGGTGTTGATGGCGGCGCAAATCGTTTCCATCACCGGGGTGATGTGCAGCTGCACATCTTCGTCGCCGATGCCCCACATCGACCAGTGGTTTGTGGTTTGCCCGAGCCCCAACAACCGTTCCGGGGACACGTCCAGGCCCATCGCTAACCGTGCGATGGCGTCGTTGCGGATCTTGATCGCCAAGTCGGTGACGGTGTTTTCGAATTTGAGGTGCTGCACGTTCTTGACTTGGTCGCCGGGCACGGTGGCGAACATCGGGATCAGCGCCGCCATCGAATCCTCATCGTCGTAGGCGGTGTTAGCGACCTGCCACAGCAGCTCCTGCAGTTGCTGCACGGCGGGGGTGCCCTCCGTGACCGGTGGGGTTCCGCCCGCCGCCACCGGCACATTAACCGGGGGCAGCGTCATCTCCTGCGGGACGAAGACGACACCGTTGCCGATCAGGCGGGACTTGGAAGCGTTGCTGATCGTTTTCGTGGTCCGCACGATCTCATGCAGGCTGTCAAGGCAGGCCCGGACGGGGCTGTCGGGTTCCGTGGCGCGGCGGGGCCGCGGGTTCCAAATCCGGATCAGCGAATCGGTGGGCGGGTTCAGTGAGTGTTTGGTGCCGTCGGGTAGCTCCACCTCGACGCCGCGGCCGTTGCGGCGGATCTCCTCCCGGGTCAACACCAGCCACCGCTGCACCCCGTCCGTGGTGGTGATGATCGCCAGCCACACCTCCCCCGGCACCGTCAAACATTCGGTGAGGCGTTTAACTACCTGCGCCTGCCCCAGCGGGCCGCCCGCGATCGCGCCGACAATATCGTTGACCCGCGGATTGTCGGTGGAGCCGGTCGGCATGCCGGTATCGGGATTGACGTCGGATGCCACCAAACGGACCCGTGAACACGACGCCGCCCGCCATCCGACGTAGTAGCGGAGTTCCCCGACAGCGTCGAGCATGTCCCACGCATCGTCCTGCCAGCTGCTGGTTCCGCTACCCGCCCATAGGGTGGAGCGAAACACCTGCTGCGGGTCGGCGATCGGCTGCGATGCCGCTACCAGCGGGCGGCGCCGGGGTCGCCGAACGATGCGCAAAGGGGGAGCGGCCACACGCTCACGGTAGTCGCTGCCCGTGCGCTAATCGCTTTCCTGCACCTCGATTTCTTCAGTGTCCGCGGCGAACGCGAACACCCCAATCAGGTGGGACGCGGCCAACGCGACCGGGACCAGCGCCCACCACGGCCACCTAACCAAATGGACCGGCAGATACGCCGAGAAGAGGCAGATCCAGAAGCCGACGCACCACGGGCACTGCACAAAGTAGAGGGTGGTGGTCCAGCGGCGCCGCTCCGGGCCGGACGCCGCCGTGTCGCGGGCCCGCCGCGCTATAGCCAGCCGGGGACCGTCCAGGACGGTGTCGGCGTTGACCAGCCGGGTCAGCCGCGCCGCCGCCAACACATAGATGACGAGTATCAGCACCGTGTAGCCCACACACCGGAGAATACCTCACTATGTAGGTATTCTCGAAGTATGATTGGCAAGGTCAAGGGAGGAAGGTTCTGCGCGATGTTTAACGCACCGCTGTACCGCAATATCGTCGACAAGATCATGGACGCGCTGCTTCCGCACAGCCCGCAGTACTGGATCATGAAGGCAGTTCTGGGCGGGTACAACCCGCCCGGCTATCCGGGTGAGGATCCACCGACACCGTACGGTGTGATCGAAAACTACCTGTACAGGGAGGCTGTGCCCCGGTCGGCTCGGCACGCTACACGGATCATTGAGCGGCTCCGCGCTGGGGGGTACGACATTACGCGCCGGGTACAGGTCATACCGACCCCACCCGGCTTTGAACCGTCGCGGGCCGAGAGTGACGAACAGCAGGAGCGGCTGTCTAGAGATGAAGCCTTGCTGAGGGGGCCGTGGTGAAGCCACTGCTACCGGGGGTTGCTGTAGCAGCGGCGGTCATGCTCGCGCCGCAGGCGCACGCGGACCACGCCGACTGGGACCGGCCCATCGAACCCGGTTTAGGACCATCCGCTATGGCGTCGATCAACTACGCACTTCAGGCGTCACCCGGCCCGTACCCCACCCACGCCCCCGGCTGGCAGGTGTACGCCACCCCGCCAGGGGCGAAAGTCATTCCGGGGCCGGCGCACTTTTGCGACACGGTGCCCTATCAGGGAGCGCCGGACGCCTGTCCGGCAGGCTGGGACCGCTGGTACCGGTGAGATACTGGGGGTCGTGTTGTTCTTCACCTGCCCGAAATGCGACGCGGTCAGTGTGGTGCCGCGCGACGTCCGCGAACGGTACTGCGTGCATTGCCGCGACTGGATGGACGACCCGACCGGGCTCGCGACCATCACCGAGGTACCCGATGAAGACAACGGTGGCGGAGAGAGGAGTAGTCAATGAACTGGTGGCGACGTTTCTGGGCCAGGATGATCACGAAAGAGCCGTGGTGGTAAGTCCC